GGAGAGGAGAGGAAAAGTATATAGGGAACTCTGTCCTCTCCTCCTGAACAAAGAGAGAACGAAAATCGGGGTGTTTTGGCGCGCTCAATCGACATCTTCGAGCCACCCGTAGAACCCCGCCGAGATGGTCGCGGCCTTGTCCGTGGTGGCGCGGAACCCGATAATCGCGCCGGCTGGAAGTGCTGCCAGCGCGCCGTCTGCAAGCGCCGTCGTGCCGTCTTGCAACTCAATCGTCCCTTGCTCGAAGAGCAGACCGCTGTCCTCGAAACGGTCGACGGTCCCGTCGAGATTGCCCACCACCGAGGCGACGAGAGACGCCTGCACCTTCGCCGCCGCGCTGCCCGACGAAGCACCGGCAAAGAGCGAGTGCACGATCAGGCGCTTGCCTGCGGGGACGCGGAAGGCGGTGCTGCGTGTGGCGCGCGCGCCGAGATCGAGGAACTTGTAGCGCGTGCCGCTGTTCGTCACGGGGATGTTGCCGACGGCGTGCTTCTCGGATCCGAAGGTCAGCCCGGTGAGGTCCCCGACCCAGCGCACATTGGTCGCCACGGTCAAGACCGGCGTGACGCCGTTGAGCGCCACAATCTCGCTCTGCGGGTTGAGGTCCGCGTCGAGGTAGTTGAACCGCAACGTGCGAACCCCCGTCCCCGCTGCGCTGTCCTGCGCGCTGGTCGAGACGAGCGTCATCTGCACGCCGCCGCTCGGCGCGACCGACGGGTCTTTGACTGTCGAGCCCGGAAAGACCATGACGTCCGTTATCGCGCCCGCTGCCGTCAGGATGCCGGTGATCGCCACCGGCTGCGCGCCCTCCATGCGCCCGCGCGCGATCTCGACTTGATCCCCGAGCATGAGCCGCCAGATGCGCTCGGTCCAGTCGCGCACCGGCTTGATCGTCTTGGTGTAGCCGTTCGTCGTCATAGCACCCTCCCCGTCTCTGGATTGGGAGCCGCGACGCCCGAGAAGTCCGCATCTGTGACCGGTGATCCGCGCAATCTTGCGCGATCCAGCACGTCCGGAAGGCGGTAGTAGTCCGCGCGACTGATCGACCTCATGTCCGGCATGGTCCCCGGAAAGAGCGCCAAATAGCTGCCCATCGCCGCAACAAGCCGTTCGGTGAACTCTCCCCTCATGTCGTCATCGCCTCCTTGACCATCTTCTCGAATACCTTCGACGTGCGAGGAAAGAACCGCGTAAAGATCGCATATTGCGTCGCGTTGCCGCTCGTCCACGCCTCAAACCAGTTTGCGAAGAGCTGCGCCGAGGTGCCTACCCCATAAACACGCTTCCCGCTTTTGTAGGTATAGGCGTCGCTCAGCCCGATTGCTTTAGAGTATCGTTCGAGCTCAATCGAGACTGTGTAGAACTCTTCATAATATGACACCTGATGCCCGAAACCATAACCGATGCTTTGGATCGTCGACGCCCCGATGCTGTCAGATAGACCGCCAAGCAGACTGCCTTGGTCGAAGCTCGCTAGGTCGTTGAAAAGCGTGTAATGGTCGCCCTTGTCATAGGCGATGAGAAACTTGACCGCATTCTCGACGCGGCTGTAAGTTGTATAATCAGGTCCGGGTCCGGCGGAGTAAGGGGGAAAGCTCAGTGCCTGCGCGACCTGCTGCGCCTCGGCGAAGTCGAGCCCGCGCTTCTTGAACTCTGCCTCGAGCTTTGCATATGCTGCGGGTGCGCTGGCCTTGTCGATTAGGCCAATGTCCGCTTGTAGCTTGCGCTGCGCGGCCTGCACTTCGCTGAGTTTGGCCGCCGACCCCTTTGCGGGTTTTGCGGCGAGCCATGGGGACTGCACGTCAGATATCAGGTTCTTCTCGAGCTCGCGCGCGTCTGCTGCGATTGCGGAGTACGCCCGGCGGGACGCCATGCCCTGAAGCGCCGATGCTTGCAGGGGGAGAGCACCCCTATTTTCGAGAAGATAAACGTCAATCACCGCGTCGATGTGGTGCCCATATTCGTGCCGCATGACCGTTTGGTAATCTCGGAGGCTGGTGTCTTTGCTGGACATAGCGATCTGAAGCGTGTCCGCTTCGTGCCACGCGCCGCCATAAATTGACTTTCCATTCGCATCGACATCTCCGGGGTTCAAGAACCGCACGCCGCCCTTGAGGTTCCCGAGCTTCTCGATCACGGCCATGCGCGCCGGATCTGCGTCCATAAACGCCGGTGCGACGTTGAGGCGCTCGTCTGCGGTCTTGTTCGTCCAGATCCTCCGCCGCCGCTCTGCATCCGAGATCACCGGCGCGGGAGGTGGTGCGCTGGGAACCGGACGCGGGGGCGGCGGAGGTGGCGCGACGACCGCTCCCGGGGAGGACGGGAGCAGATCGCGAGAGATGATGCGCGCGAAGACCGCGCACCGGCATTGGATCGTATTCGCGGCGACCGCGCTGGGATCGCCGGGGTAGAGGATCGGGCCGAGGGGGCTTGAGAAGGTCTCAGCCTGCCCGACGCCGCGCGGGTTCAAGTCGGGGATCTGCACATGAGAGTTTCGGACGTTGCCGTCCCCGGTGTTGATCCACGTCCGGCGGACTTGCCGAGCGTCGATCTGCCCCTTGTTGATCATGTCTTGGAAGAGCTCCCACTGCGCGCCCTGCACGGCGCGGATGCTCTCGGTGCGCCCGATGACGTTCGCCCGGTACTTGATATACCTGTCGCGATACCTGTCCACCAGCGACCGCACCTGCGCGTCGGTGAGCGCCTTATCGTTGTTGATCGCTCGCGCCACGCTTGCGTCGCTACGCCGGTCGCGCAGCTTGCGGTCGAGCACCTCGGGGTCGAGCGCGCGCAGCATCCGCTCGTAGTTGTTGACCGCCGCCTCTTGGCGCTGCGTCAGTCCGATAGAGCCACGGATCCGGCGCGCGATTGCGAACGGGTCGTCGCCCGCAGTCGTGCCCGATTGGAGCACCTGCCGGATCGTGTCGCGCGTCGTCTGGTCGATCTCGCGGATGCGCGTCGACGTCATGGTCTGGGCGAACTGCTCGAGGCGCGGGTTCAGCCCGACGCGGATCTCGAAATCCTCCTGCGCGCCGTTGATCACGCCTTGCGTCTCGCTCGTCGCCTTGACGCCTACGAGCACCGCCTGCTGTATCGCTTGCCCGTAGGGTTGCCACTCCGTCGAGGTGAAGTGCCCCGCGAAGGCGTTCTCGAGCGACGTGAAATCGCGCCGTTCGATCATCCTTGCGATGGTCTCGGCGGGGATCCGAAGCCGGATTGCTTCGATTGCCGCGATGAAGGCGCGCGCAATCTTCGGATCCATGAACTCCGCCGCCCTCAAGAAGACGGCGACGGCATCCGAGCCGGTCATCTTGAGGAGCGCGATGTTCATGCGGCGACGTCCAGAGCAAGGAACGACGGGGTCTCCGGGGGGAGCATCTGCTTGAACTCGGTGTAGACCTGCCGAAGCGGCGCGTCGCCAGGGAATAGATCGAACGGTTGGCGCACGCCGTCGAGCATGACGCGCACATAATCCTCGCCGAACCGCTGCATGGAGGTGATCGCGTCAGCGCGGATCCAGCGCGCCGGGCTCATCTCGACGAACTCGCGCTGGAACGCGGGGGTCTCGAGGAGCGCGTGCCCGTTCGTGACGGGGATCTGCACGCCCGGAAGGTGCATGATCATCGTCGCGCCGGACATCGACACTTCGATTGCGTTGATGTCGTAGACGTTGACGTCGATCAAGATGTTGCGGGGATAGACTTCGAACTTCACTGCGGCACTCCTTCGTCGAGCGGTTGAACAGGCGCGGCCCCGAGCAGATCGGGGTCCATTGTCTTCTCGGGGAACCCGGCGGCGCGCCGGATCGTGTTCTCGGTGTCGTCGTCTGGGAAGAGCGGCATCCCTGCGCCTGCGATGTCGCGCACGAACGCGCCGAGCTCGGCCAGATCCACCGGCGCGATACCCCCGAACGCGACGGACGGCATCAGATCGGGGTCGAACCCATTGAGCGCCCATAGGCGCGAGACGAGCTGCCGGTTTAGGACCGATGCGATGGCCTCGGTGTAGCCGCTCGCCGCCGCAAGGAAGAGGTCGGTCTTGCTCTTCGACAGCGCGAAGGACCCCTTGTCGCCGCTGCCAAGCATCAGGAAGTCGGCCAGCACCGAACGCGCGATATTCTGTTGATGCCGCAAGATCACGTCGCCGGTCGGGATGGCGCGCGTGCCTTTGGCGGTCACGAGGTCGAACTGCACCATCGGGATAGAGGTCTTGGACCCGTCCTCGTTCTCGATCAGATCGGAGGGGAGCAGGACGAAGCCCTGATCGTTGAACTTGACGTCGCGCAGGATCTTCTTGAACGCGTTCGCGAAAGTCTGTTGTGCGGCGGTTGCATTGTCGGCCAGGTACTCGGACGGGATGCGCCCGACGGGAATGCCGTTCATCTCGCGCTCGACGGCGATGGCCTCGATCATCTGGATGTGCGAGGCGTAGTGATAGGACGTAAAAGCGTTGCGCAGGATCGAGCGCCCGCTCGGGTCGTTGTTGATCGTCGAGGTGCGAAAGTGCAGCACCTTCTCGATTGGAATGTCCACCGCGCCCATCTTGAGCGTGAGTGCGGTCTGCCGCACGCCGGTGATCGCGCCGTTCGGATCGGTCAAGAACCTGTCGATGGTCCATTGGGCGCGCGGCGCGAGCTTCTGGATCCCATAGCGGCCGTCGTCGAACTGCGAATAGCGCGTCGGGTCCGACGTGGTGCGCCCGCCCCGGACCTTGTAGACGACCTCGAAGACCGAGAAGCCGAAGGGCAGGAAGGTCAGCACCTCGGCGAGGAAGTCGTCGACCGTTCCCTCCATGTCGGCGAAGCACTCCTCGACGAAGAGCTGCGCCTCCTTCGCCTCTGGGCTGTCGTCTGCCGCTTCGACGCGGAACTCCGCCGCGCGCAGGAGCATCTCGAACGACATGAGGATCGCGCCGATGACCGGATCGTTGTCCTTCATCTCGCGGAACGTCCTTATCGCGCTGATCCCCCGGAGCTTCGGGAGGAACTCGTCCGGCCTGAGCTGGTCGTTCATCCCGTAGGATCCTGACGCGCCGAGCTCGCGGGTTGCTGTCGCCTTCTTTGGTGCTTGTGCCATCAGCCGGGTCTCGCTTTGTTGCCCACATGATCACCGACCACAAAGAGACCGGTCTTTCGCTGGCGCTTGGGTGCCACGGCGTTAAATGCCGAGCTCGCCGCGTCCACCTGATCCTTATACACGCCTCGCGGGAAATGTCGAAGCTCTTCGATGAAGTCCCTGTTCCACGGACCTGTCACAATGTCGACGTTGCCCGCTTCGACCTGCGCCGCGAACGGCTCGGCCCGCGTCTCCTTGGATCCTGTCTGCGGCTCGATCCGCACGCGGTAACCGGCGAGCCGGACGACGAAGTCGCGCGCCTGCGCCTTGCCTGCCTGTCCGGGATCCTGCGGGATCGAGATGGGCACGTCGTCCCCGTCGATCCCCGCCGTGTCCTCGATCAGCTTGCGCACGCCCTCCGGCCCGACGCGCTCGCGCCGCACGCCTGCGATGATCACCCGGCGCGCTGTGACGCGCCACCCGACGAGCACGCCTGCGGTGTAAGCTCCGCCGCCGTCTGTCGCTGCCAAGTCCCACGCCCTGCACCAGACGATCTCCTCGCCCTGCGGCACGGCGTCGATTGGCTGGATCTTGTCGGCCTTGAAGAGACCGCCCTCTCGCGGCGTCGGGCGCTGCTCGAGCTGGGCCGAGGCGGCGTAGATCCCGAGCGTCGTCTCAAGCTCTGCCACGGCGCGCGCCGAGAACCGCGCTGGCCACATCAGTTCACCGGGCTCTGTGCGCGGGTCCTGCCAGCCTATGGCGGTGGTCCTCGCTCGCGGGGGATCGTAGTGCATCGGGATCAAGAGGTGCTCGTAGCCCTGATCCAGCGCCGCTGCGGCGACGTCCTCGTGGTGCACGCGCTGCATGATGCAGACGAAGGCGCTCCGGTCCAGATCGTTGACGCGGCTTGGCACGACCTCGCGGAACCATTGCAGCGTCTCGCCCCTGATCGCCTCGCTCTCGGCCTCGAGCACGTTGTGCGGGTCGTCGATCACGAAGACGTCACCGCGCTCGCCCGTCGCGCGCCCGCGCACCGAGGTCGCCATCATTGAGCCCGTCGCGGTGTTGGCGAAGTTGACCTTCTGCGCCTGATCGTCAGACAGCCGGACGTGCGGAAAGAGCCGCTGATAAAGGGGGCTCTCGACGATCATCTTGGCGCGCCGGTTGTCACGCGCGGCCAGCGCCTCGGCGTATGACGCGCCGATATAGCGCAAGGACGGCTGCGCGACCCAGCTCCACGTCGGCCAGAAGGCCCGCGTGAGGAGCGACTTCATCGACCCCGGCGGGACCGTAATCAGGAGCTTGCGGATCTCGCCCTTGGTGACCGCCTCAAGGTGCTCGGCGATTGCGCCCGTCGGCCACCCGCTGACGAGCGTGCGACCGGGCTCGAGCACCGGCCAGAACTTGGTCGTGAAGTACAGCAAGGACCGGCGGCATAGCTCCGCTTCAATTAAGTCGCGGTCCGCCGTCGTGATCTTCGGGAGCTGCATCAGTGATCGCCTTTGAGAGCTCGAGGAGGAGGTCGGTCGAGAGCTTGGAGAAGTCCAGCGTCTGCACCGGTCCGCCGTTCGCGCCGGTGATCTCGACGCTCTGCTTGATCTGGTCGCGCTGCCCGAGCATCTGCTTGCCCAGCCAGATCTGCATCGTCACATTCCCGTTATGCGCGGCCTTCCACTGGGCGCGACGCAGAGACGCCTTGCCCTCGTGAGAGTGCTTTTCATAGAGATCCGCAAAATTGACGACGCCCTCGATCCCCTTCTCGCGGATCCGCCGGGTCAGCGTGTCCTCGGAGATGCCCAGCACCGCGCAGATCTCGAGCTTCGTGCACTGGATCTTGATCATCTCGATCACGACATCGAGGTCGTCGAGCGGCTTGCTCGGCCCCTTTGGGCCTGTCTTGCCCCGCGCCCTTGCTATGATGTTTGCCATGATGTTCCTCACCGGTATCCTGCTGCATGATACGCCAAAAGAGCCGCCTCCGCTACGCCGTCGTCGGAGATCGCG